AGCCGTAAGTTAATGTAAATATATAATAGGATAAAATTATGGCTTGGACAAAACATTTTCGTGTGGTTACCGATGGCAGTATGAGCCCAGTTAATGGCTCAACTGCAAACTATGCCTTTGGATATCTAGATAGTCAAGCACAGGCTGCATTTAGAAATTACCAAAGCATGTTGCCCGATATTTACAGCGGACATCCCAATAGAATTGATCGTTATTCACAATACGAAAACATGGATCTTGACAGTGAAGTAAACGCCGCTCTTGATATTCTAGCTGAATTTTGCACACAGACAAACGAAGATACAAACACAGCATTTAACTTTCATTTTCATGATGAAGCAACTGAAAACGAAATTGCTATTTTAAAAGAACAGCTTACTGCTTGGTATAGTTTAAACGACTTTGATCGTAAGATCTTTAAAATTTTCCGCAATGTATTAAAGTACGGCGATCAAATTTTTGTTCGTGATCCAGAAACTTACAAGTGGTACTGGAGTGAAATGAATAAGGTCAGTAAAATCATTGTAAACGAGTCACAGGGTAAAGTTCCTGAAGTTTACTATGTTCGTGATCTTGCTCCCAACTTACAGAATGACACAATTACTCGTCCACCAGGCAAAAACGACACTTATTCTTTTGCTCCATATTCCGGCGGAAGTCGTAATAATACAAGCAATGGCATTGGCGGTGACTCGTTAAACTCAAATAATCGCTTTGGTGTTGGTACAAATGAGTTTCCAATTGATGCAGAACATGTTATTCATTGTAGTTTAACTGAAGGACTTGATGTTAACTGGCCATTTGGTGTTAGCATACTTGAGGGTATTTTTAAAGTATTCAAGCAAAAAGAACTACTTGAAGACTCACTATTAATTTACCGTGTGCAACGTGCGCCTGAACGTCGTGTGTTTAAAATTGACGTTGGTAACATGCCTGCGCACATGCAGATGTCATTCCTTGAGCGTGTTAAAAATGAAATTCATCAGCGTCGTATCCCAACACAAAGTGGCGGCGGGCAAAACCTAATGGATGCAAGCTATAATCCGCTGTCAATCAATGAAGATTACTTCTTCCCTCAGACAGCGGACGGTCGTGGATCAAGTGTTGAGGTATTACCAGGTGGGCAAAACCTAGGTGAAATTGATGACTTGCGTTACTTCCAGAACAAGTTGTTCAGAGGATTGCGTATTCCATCTAGTTATTTGCCAACAGGCAAGGATGACAGTGATCGTGCCTATACTGATGGTAAAGTAACAACTGCATTGATTCAGGAATATCGTTTCAATGAGTATTGTAAGCGTTTACAGAAGTATATTAGTAGCAAGTTTGATGAAGAATTTAAGCTATTTTTAAAGTGGAGAGGCTTTAATTTAGACAATAGTTTGTTTGAAATGCGTTTCAGTGAACCACAAAACTTTGCTGCTTATCGTGAAATTGAACTCAACAGTCAGCGTATTACAGCATTTGGCGGCATTAAAGACACTGAATTCCTTGCCAAGCGTTTCATTCTTAAGAAGTATCTTGGACTTAATGAAATGGAAATGGCAGAGAATGAGAAGTTATGGCATGAAGAGCGCGGCACTCCTGACATGAGCAAGCCGCAAGGCAGTGACATGCGTAACGTAGGTGTTACTCCTGGTGGTATTACCGGCGACTTGGATACAATTGGTGATCTATCAGCTGATGCTGGTGCAGAAGCACCCCCTGGAACAGAGGATGGTATTAGCCAAGGTGGTGCTCCTGGTGCTCCTGGCGGCGCACCAGCACCTACAGCGCCTGGTGGTTCGGAACCAAGCCTTGCTATATAAATATAAAATACAAGGTGCTTGTTTATTATGCTACTAGCAGAAATGTTTCGCGAAGAGAGAAAAGGCTATCAAGATATTTCCAAAGACGACAGTCAGGAAAAGATCGAAGACCTACGAAAGACAAGACTTACCCTTGCACAAATTAGCCAGCTAAGAAAAATGAACGATCAACGCTCTGTGGAATTTAAAGAGCAGATTGAAAGAGTGAAGCTGATGTATGGTCAGCCAGCAGCACCTCCTGCTTAAAAACGCTTATCTTTTCCAAATCACTCAAAATAACCCTATTTTACATACTGATATTATCTACGCAGTAAATAAGTTCAGCATAGAACTAATCTTTTAGGAGTGATACAACATGCGAAATAAGTTTGAACAATTGATTGAATATATCATCAATGAGGAAACAGAGAAAGCTAATGAGCTATTTCACAACCTTGTTGTTGAAAAGTCACGTGAAATTTATAATGACCTTGTAGCAGAAGAAATGCAGGATGACATGGAAGAAGATGACGACCAGAACATGGACGCCACCGACGACATGATGGGCGACATTTCAGCTGACGAAGAAGGCATGGACCAAGAAGACGGTGAAGAAGGCGAAGATGACGGCGACATGGATAACATGGACGACGGCATGGGCGACGACGACATGGGCGGTGAAGAAGGTCTAGAAGATCGTGTTGTTGATCTCGAAGATGCTCTTGACGACCTCAAGGCAGAGTTCGAAAAACTAATGAGTGATGAAGGCGGCGAGACTTCACATGGTGACATGGGTGGCATGGATGATATGCCAGAAGAAGGCTTTATGCGTGAGTATGTTGAGAAGGTTGCAACACCTGGAAACACTGAAGGCCAGGGCGTAGGCAATGGTTCAATCGGTGGTTCAACTAACAGCAGATCAACTGTTGCTGGTAAGAACGACATGGGTGGAACTGCCAAGAACCTAGCTCAAGGCGGCAGGGGTGAAGATCCAGACGGTAAGCAGTATGGTAAGCCAAGCAATGCTTATAGCAAGGGCGAAGGCAAGCTAAAGGGTGCTGGTAGTTTTGAGAATGTTCCAGGTGCAAACGCTGGTAAGTCTTTCTCAGGTGCTAAGAAGCCAACTAATAGTGAGCCATCAGGCACAAACAAGACATCAATTAACTTAAAGTAATAGGAAAATAATATGAAACCCTTTTTAACAGAAAATCTAAGCTTTGATCAGGCTTGTATGGAAACAATACAGGCCAATGAAGGTAAGGACCTGTATATGAAAGGGATCTTCATTGAAGGTGACAGGGAGAATGCCAATAAGCGTGTTTATCCCCGTCATGAAATTGCCAGAGCAGTACAAAATCTAAATGAGCAGATTACCAAAGGTTATTCTGTGCTAGGTGAAGTTGATCATCCAACTAATCTGCGTATTAATTTAGATAGAGTAAGTCACATGATCACTGAAATGTGGTTAGATGGATCAAAAGGCTGTGGCAAAATGAAAATATTACCCACCCCAATGGGTAAGATTGTAAGTGTGATGATTACTTCTGGCGTAAAGCTTGGTGTTAGCAGCCGCGGAAGCGGTGACGTTAATGAATCAAGTGGACAGGTCAGCAATTTTGATATTGTCACAGTTGATATCGTAGCACAACCCAGCGCACCAAGTGCCTATCCAACAGCAGTTTATGAGGGTCTCATGAACATGAAGGGTGGGCACCGTGTGTTTGATATGGCTAAAGATCTAAACAATGATCGACTAGCTCAGAAGTATCTTGCAACGGAAGTTTCAAGATTAATCAATGAATTGAAGATTAGATAAGTTTCAGGAGAATTAAATGTTCGAAGCACTAAAACCATTAATTGACAACGGCATCCTGAACGAAGAAACTCGCGAAGTTCTAGAGCAGGCTTGGGATTCCAAGCTTGACGAAGCTCGTGATGCTATTCGTGCAGAAATCCGTGAAGAGATGGCAAATCGTTATTCACACGATAAGGCCACAATGGTTGAGGCTCTCGATCGTATGGTATCAGAATCACTATCAGTAGAGATCGAAAAGATTGCTGCTGAGCGTGCTGCTATTGCTCAAGATCGTGTTAAGTTTACAGAATCAATGATGGCAAAGGCTGCTAATTTTGAGGATTTCCTCAATGAAGCTCTTGCTAAAGAGGTTGCTGAACTACACGCTGATCGTGCAGCAATTAAAACTGCTACAGCAAAGCTAGACGAATTTGTAACAGAAGGTCTCCGCAAGGAGATTGTTGAGTTTGCCGACGATAAGGCAGACTTGGCTCGTGCAAAGGTTCAGCTAATTGTAGAAGGTAAGAAGAAGTTGAAGGATCTTAGTGAGTCATTCATTAAGAGAGCATCAACTCTTGTTAAGGAAGCAACTGATAGCACCTTACGTACAGAACTCAAGCAACTAAAAGAAGACATTCAGGAAGCAAAAGAAAATAATTTTGGACGTAGAATTTTTGAAGCATTTGCAACCGAGTTTACTGCCACGCACCTCAATGAGCGTGCCGAAGTTAAGAAGATGCAGACAATACTTGATCGTATTGAGATGCAGCTTTCCGAAGCTCGTCAGGCAGCAGAATTAGCTGAAGCTAAGGCAGATGCTAAAGAAACTGAGCTAAAGCGTATTAACGAATCAATCGAGCGTACTCGTAAGATTGACGACTTAATGAAGCCTCTCAGCAAAGACAAGGCCAACGTCATGAAGCAACTCTTGGAGTCAACTCCAACAGATCGCCTCGAGGCCGCATTTAAGAAATATCTTTCCCCTGTAATGGATGGCAAGNCNACTGCACCAGTTAAAACTGTAATCGCAGAGTCAAAGACAGCAGTTACTGGAGANAGAACTACTAAAACTGAACAGACTTCAAACAACGTAATTGAGATTCGTCGTTTGGCTGGCTTAACAACAAACTAATAAATGGAGAACTTTTAAAATGTCACAAGAATTACTAGAAGGACGTTGGGGTGAGACTAAGGCTGCATTGCTAGAAGGTCTAACCGGCAACAAGAAGACTACAATGAGCATGGTGCTCGAGAATACAAAGCGTTATCTAACTGAAAGCGCCACTGCTGGTGGAACTTCTGCTGGTAACGTAGCAACACTAAATCGTGTGATTCTACCTGTCATTCGACGTGTTATGCCCACTGTTATTGCTAACGAAATCGTTGGCGTACAGCCAATGACTGGACCTGTTGCACAGATTCACACTCTACGTGTGCGTTATGCTGACAGCTTCACAAGCAATGGCAGCGGCCAGGCTGGTACTGACGTTTCAATCGGCGATGAGGCACTAAGCCCATTCAAGATTGCTTCAGGTTATTCTGGAACTGCTGCTGGTGTTACTAGTGCTGACGGTCGTGCAGGTTCAACTGCAAGTCTTGAAGGTACTCCTGGACGTCGTTTGAACGTGCAGATCCTAAAGCAGCCTGTAGAAGCTAAGACTCGCAAGCTATCAGCTCGCTGGACTTTTGAAGCAGCTCAGGACGCACAAGCAATGCATGGCCTAGACATTGAAGCAGAAATCATGGCAGCACTTGCCCAGGAAATTACTGCTGAAATCGATCAGGAAATCCTATACAGCCTACGTTCACTTGCTGCAAGTGAATTCACATTTAACCAGGCAACTGTTTCTGGTACTGCAACATTCGTTGGTGACGAACATGCTGCTCTAGCAGTTCTAATCAATCGTGCTGCAAACTTGATTGCACAGCGCACACGTCGTGGCGCAGGTAACTGGACTGTTGTAAGCCCAACTGTTCTAACTGTTCTACAGAGTGCAACTACTAGTGCTTTCGCTCGTACAACTGAAGGTTCATTTGAAGCTCCAACTAACACTAAGTTTGTTGGTACTCTAAATGGTTCAATGCGTGTTTATGTTGACTCATATGCTGACGACACAATCCCTGTGCTTGTTGGTTATAAGGGTACTTCAGAAGCAGACGCAGCAGCTTTCTACTGCCCATACATTCCTCTAATGTCAAGCGGTGTTGTTCTTGATCCATCAACTTTTGAACCAGTAGTTGGTTTCATGACACGTTATGGATACATTGAATTGACTAACGTAGCTTCATCATTCGGTAACGCTGGTGACTATCTTTCAGAAATAGCCGTGAGTAATTTAGCGTTCTCTTAATAATAAGAAAAGGGGCAGAAATGCCCCTTTTTCACGACTTGATTTCTATTAGATTATTGATCTAACTTATAAGCAACACGAATGATGTCGCTGCGACTAAGTCCAAGATCAGCAAGCTCTCTATCATTTAATCTTGAAAGCTCTTGATATGCTCGTTGAGCAAGTCTAGCCTCTTTTACACTGTCATATACAAAGTCCATAGCCGCGGTGATTTGATCTAAAAACATCTTCATTTCCTCTTTCTCCTTATTGTATATGATATTTATCGTTAGTCAACTGAAAATATGCTGCATCGCACACATGGCTGCTATGCACTCGGTAAACACCCAACACCCATAAATACACTATACACTGGGAATAAATCATGCTAAGACGCTATTACGGTAAAATCAGTAAACTTCCAATTGATCAATTTACAGGTCATGATGGTGAGCTTGTTGTTGATGACATTACTGGCAAAGTTTATGTCATGGATGGCGTTACACTTGGTGGAACTGAGCTTGTTGGTGCAACGCCTAGATTTGGTGCAAGTCCGCCGGCCAGCCCAACACCTGGTGCATTATGGTATGATCCAGACAGTGGCAGAACATACATCTATTATCAAAGCCAATGGGTTGATGCTGCTCCCAATACCACATACACGCTGCCTGAAGCAAGCACATCAACATTAGGCGGTATTAAAGTTGGGTTAGGTTTAGCAATTGATAACGAAGGTCTAGTAACTGCTAATAGTCATACTCCCAGTGAGTTGATTAACGGCAGTAATATAGTAAGTTTAGATGCTAGTGGTATTTTAACTGTTTCGGGAAAAATTACTACTCCTGATCTATCTGGCAACGGAGTAGTTTCAGCAAATCTATATATAGGTGCTGGAGCAGTTAATGGATCTAATGCAACAGGCGGATCTACTATCATACAGGGTGGTCACGGAGATCCAGGAACTGGTGGAAGCGGTCCTGTTCAGATTCAAACTGGCAGCGATGTAGAAAATTTCAATTTCAAATATACTTGGAACTTTGATGGTCAAGGTAGACTCAGATTACCTGGTGCTTACGCAACCGGCGGCACCTTGATGTCTCCAAGCGGGTTTAGCTTGCTTAATACCGATGCATTTACCGTTCCTGGCACAGACACAGCCAGCATACTTGTGCCGCCAAACGGTAGCAATGATCCTATTCAAATTATTAATGCCGGCAGCGAAGGAATCAGACTTACTACACCCCGTGGAACTGTGTTATTTGGTAATCAACCTGAGGCACCTGTTCCTACACAGAGTCACCATTTCCACATTATGAAGCAAGATCCTGCTGATGTTGATTTGTTCTTTGGTGATGACTACAATTACTTAAAACTTCCACGAGAAGGCAATGTTGCGATCAGTGCTAACGGTTCAACTTGGAACTTTAATAGTGATGGTAATCTAACACTACCTGCAAGTGGATCTATTAATTTTTCTAATTCCTACTCTATTTTAACAGGGTTAGCAACAGAATCATTTGTTACTGGTCAAGGATTCATTACTAGCAGTGCATTAACTGGTCTAGCAAGCGAATCATTTGTTACTGGTCAAGGATATATTACTTCAGTTCCAACTGCATCTCACAGTCAATTGGGTATTGTTAAAGTGGATAACAGCACGATTGTTATCAATGATGGTGTCATCAGTTCTGTAGGAAATAACAGTGTTATTCCTCCTTCTGCTGTTGCACCGTCTAATCCAGTTGACGGGGAGCTATGGTATGATACAATAAGTGGTAAAATATTTGTTTATATTACTGATGCGTGGGTAGATACAAACACATCGATTCCGCTAGCAGGCCCTGCTCCATTAACAGCATCAAGTGCAGGGACTTTGGGTCAAATTGCATATGATAGCAGCTATGTTTATATTTGCGTAGCAACAAATACTTGGAAGCGATCAAATTTAACTACTTGGTAATAATAAACATTAGAATAAATATAACTATTAGGATTTAGAGCATGGCATTAGTTTTCCCTTCCCAGCCGCAAACAGTGGGTACACCATATGAAGCACCAAATGGTGTAACTTATATTTGGGATGGTGTTAAGTGGAACGCATCTGGTACCCCAGGTACTGGTAATTTTAATCTTGGCAACTTATATGTAATTGATCAAACAATTGCTGGACTAAATGCAAGTCATCCTGTTATTATTGGTAGTAATCTTGAAGTAGTTAACTTAGCAACAGTTAGATTTTCTATTGGCGCGACTGAAATTAGGGTTGATGGTGGTAACTTATATCTTAACGGTAGTGCTGTTGGCCAAGACAATATATTTGATCAATCGTTGAACACTTATGATAGTGTAATGTTTGATAATATGGTAGCAGCAAATGTATTTGCTGGAAATGTATCAGTTAATAGTAACATCAACATCAACGGCACATTACTCACTGCTGAAGCAGGTGTTTTGTATGTAGATGGTACCGCAGTTGTTGGAGCTCAATATGCTACAGAACTTGTGAATGGTGATTATACATTAAAACTTTATCCAAACGGTAATACAGTAATTCCGGGAACAATCAGTTCAACAGCAACTGGTATTCCTGAATTCAACAGTACAACAGATTTAAATCTAAATGCTGTAAACCGTGTTAATATCGTTAATAGTCCATTGAATCTCGGTTCTGTAATTCCAAACACTGTGATCGGTAAGCCAGGCGACATCATTTATCATCCTGCTCTTCAAGAGATACAAGCATACATCAATGGTGCTTGGGAAAACCTACTTAGAACAGCAGAGAATCAGAACGTAAGACTGCCACAAGGCGGCGCCTATCAGCGTAGTGACGGTGTTAGAGCAGCGTGGTTTACTGAATTACTAACAGATGTTAGCCAGCTTACAGACAATAATAATCTATTAGCAGGGCAGTCTATCACACTACAGAACATTGATATCGATGGCGGCGGAGCATATTCCATCTACGAGACTGGATTGATGTTTGTTGATGGTGGATTTGGCAGCAGCAGATTTGGACCATCAGACACTGTATTTGATGGCGCTGGCGCAAGCGGCGGATACACTAATTCCTTAAACGGTGGTGGAGCATAATATGGCCAATAAGATTCAGTTAAGAAGAGATACAACAGCAAACTGGAATAATGTGAATCCCATACTTGCTGACGGCGAGCCTGGGTTAGACATCACAACCAATCAAGTAAAGTATGGTGATGGTGCTAATGCGTGGGTTGATCTATCATACGCAAGTGGTGGTGGCTTAATAGATGTAGACGGTTTAGTTACTTTTCCAGGTGGCTTGCTAATTGGAACACTGTTTCCAAATGATCCTATGCCAGGCGGCGACAAGGAAAGCGTTGTATGGGCAAAAGATGATACAGAATATCTAGGACTATGGTGGGGCGGTGATCAGATCTATCCTGAAAACAATTATGGCCCAGTAGCAGGCATCATGATTGGACCAAATGATGACGGCAGTTTAACAGATGATTTTACTGATAATGCTAGTCCAGTTGGAACAAGTATTGTTGCTGCTATTAATGACAAAGATGGTAATACTTTAGAGTGGCGCTTTGATCGTGATGGTAAAACAACTTTTCCTGACAACACTATAACTCCAGTTGCTGGAAATGATTTAGCAATTAACGCTGCCAATGAATATCAAGTTAGTAGTTTGAATTTCATTGGGACAAATAACAGTTATGTCTTATTTCCAGGATTTACTGTTGGTCCAGCAACAACAAATTCATTTACAATTGAGTTTTTCTTCAGATTAGCAGATGACCCTAGTTCAATACAACATGCGTTTATTGGTTCAGGCGCCACAAATGGTCTTAGCATCTATACTGGCGCAGGTGTTGGTACACCAAATAATAATACAATAACAGTTGATTGTGATGGCAATAGTAATATTCAATTTACTGTTCCTACATTAAACAGTAGCTGGCATCATCTTATACTTGTTAGAAAAGGTGCAGCACCAGGACCTGGAAATCTTGGGGCTATGGCCATGTGGTATGACGGTGTTAGAGTTGGTAGTTTTAATGATGTAACAGTATTTGATGGAATTACAAATTCAATTGGCATGTGGGATGCTACTAATATGCATCTTGTAGGTTCAATAGCAGGGCTGCGTATAACTAACACTGCTGAATATAATGTCGATGTTGAAACTTATCCAATTCCTAGATACGTTGCTCCATTAAAAAATGGAGTAAGATTATTACTAAGAGTTCAAGATGCTGGTGATAATGCTTATATTGATAGCAGTCCATATCATTATGCTCTAACTCCCGGCAGTGATACAAGCGCAGGTGGTATAGTAGATATTCCTCAATCAAGCGGAACATATTTGTTAGTAGAAGTTGATCAAAAATGGAACTTTGGAATAGACGGCTTACTAACACTACCAAATGGTGCGCAGATATCATCTAAGCTAGTAAATCCTATTATCAACGGTATTTCAACGATTAGCAGTTATAACTATGATGCTTCATCATTGACTATTAATGCTGATATTGGAGATGTTGTTTCGTTTCCAGGATTCTCAGGTCAGATATTAATAAACGACCACAATACAGGACAAGTTGAATTATGGTTATGTGGTGGTGGATCAGGTAACACTTTCCTGGTAGGAACAAGTAAAGATAATTCAACCCCAGATACCTTAGGTCAAATTGATTATAATGTAGGAATAAACGGATATACTTGGACTTGTGCATCACAAGGTGAGTATGTGTTCGTTGCTACACGTACAAGAACTGGCGCCTAACAATAAATATGATATAACGGAGTTTTTCAGATGGCCACAAAGATACAGTTAAGAAGAGATTTGTCAAGCAACTGGGCAAGCACTAACCCCATCCTTGCTCAGGGTGAGCCTGGCGTCGAACTTGATACTAACAATATGAAGATTGGTGATGGTGTAAAAGCCTGGACGGATCTTGCTTATACAGTTCAGGAAGGTGGCTTACAGTCGGTGTTTGTTAATGTTGGCGATTATTACTCAAATAATCCAAGAATCAGTGAAGATGGTATACATTGGACTGGTCCAAGTGTATCGGGTGGTCCTGGAACATATCATTCAAATGACTGGAGTGTTAACAGTGTTGCCATTGGTAACGGTGTGATTGTATATCGTGGTTATAACTACATAGAAAATCGAGATGAGATTCGTTATGGTACAAGTCCATATCAAGCAGCAGTAACTCCGGATAGTGACATCACACGTCGTGGCCC